ATTATGACAAGCATCATTACGATGCTGCTAAATTGGTCAAAACTAAGAATCGTGGAGTACTAACTTCTTTTCCTGTTCCGTATGGCGTCACTGTCAAATTACCTTCAGCAGCTACTCCGCTTTTAAATATAGCGGCACTGTTATCTCAACTAATTGCCAGGCGTTAAGCTTGGTTTCGTATTACCCTTTCTAAGGAAATTGTATGATTACAAACATCGTATCACTATCGTTGGTTGACGCAGAAACTACGCCAATCACGCATGTGTTTACTCCCGCCTCCCGTGTTGCCGAGAACACCGCTCGCTGGGTTGATCGAGAACATAACCTTGGTATTGCAATTGGTTATGCATCGGTCAGTTACTCCGTCAAGGAGCCTACCAGTGCTGGTGGTGTATATCGCCAGAAAGTGAATTATGCTGAGCCGATTCTGGACCTCACCGTGCCTGCTGTCCCGGTCGTACTGGGTACAGCTCGCGTTAACTGTGAGTTTATTTTCCCAGATATCATGTCAGATCAACAGCGCAAGAACGTCATTAAAAAGTTCTACACGCTGATCGGTCAAGGTCAGGCCGCTACTGTTGGTGACAATGTCGCCGTTCAGTCTCTGCCTTACTAACAACCGTCCACTTTTTGAAAGTCTACCATGTTTCTTAAAACTGTTTCAGAGTCGTATACGGCTCTGTGTAGATCTTTAAACACACCACGTAGTTTAGCGTGTAAGCTCCTTTATGAAAATAATGAGCACGTCCAGCTTTTAGAGTTGGAGACCAACCCGCTGAACTACCTTGAGGACCAATTGCTAAAGTTTCGTGACGATTATCTGGTAACCGAGTATCTTTCTAAGTACTCAGGTTTAACTACAGGAATTGACACAAAGGCAGTTGCATACAGTAGCTTCACAGCTGCTGAACTGACTTGTAAGGAAAGTAATAAACGCATTGCAACAGTCTTTGATCGTGCGGACGTGAGTCCGAAACTGTTACGCGTAATTACGCGCGCTCAGGTTTTGATTGAAGGCTGTATTCGCTCAGCGCCAAGCTTTTCTAAAATGAGTGAGTCCTCTCGTTGGGGCAAAGGTTCGACGTTCTCTCTTAAAGGGGAGGACGTACGCATCGATGCTAAGGTCTGTGAAGGCCAAATCTCTGTCACAAGGCAGGCTTTGCAGTTCGTGAGAGCTGCGATGGCTGAGGATTACGCGTTACTTAATGCGCGAGGTATCCCAGCTGAGGGACCTACAAGTATGTTAAACTGTGAGTTTTCAATTATTCACGGTTCGCGTGGCTTGACGGTTCCAAAAAACGCTAAGACTGATCGTTTCATAGCAGCTGAACCGAGTGGGAATGTATTTATCCAACTTGGTTACGGTAGCTTGTTGCGCAGTTGCCTGCAGCGTTGTGGTATTAACTTGGATGATCAAAAAATCAATCAGGTGCTGGCAAAGTTAGCTGTCGATTTAGGTCTCGCGACCATCGATTTGAAAGCTGCTAGCGATACCATTTGTAGGGAGTTGGTCTGGCTACTGCTCCCGTTTCGTTGGGCCTTTGCACTGGATTGTGCTAGGTCTCATATGATGTTAGTTAATGAGAAGTGGGTTACCCTGGACAAGTTTTCTTCCATGGGTAACGGCTTCACATTTGA